TTGTCCTGTTTCAGAACTGTTCTAACAGTAGCGTCTAACTTCCCCCGGCTGATTGCTTTATCTAAATAGCTGTAGGGGTTACCATATCTACGGTTGCAGCATTCATCGAATCGTTCTGTTCCGTACCCACTAATTCGGCAACACCCTCGAAAAAATCCATAAGATCATCTTTCTTAGCAAAATCTTTCACCATAACAGCAAACTGTTTCAGCTTGAATTTCTTTACATCATCAGCAGTAACCGCTGTACCGTTGTCCCACTCCATACAGTTAGCAAAAAACTTACAGATTTCATTTCTTGCTTTGGAAATGTTCTTAATCAGAATGCCACATACTTTCATAGCAATGACAATACCAACTTCTTTCATATCTGTACCGGATTCCTGCAACTGCTGAATCTCGTCTTTGTCGAATGCTCCAATAACCTGTTCTACTCCGATAACTGCAAGAACCTCACAAAAGTCAAATGCGTTATCAACTGTTAAATCCTTAAATCTGAAATCTGCCATGATTATTTATCCTCACTTTCTTTTTTCGCTCTGTTTCTTCTGCCACCTCTTGCAGGTTTATCCTGTTTTGGTGCAGATGTTTCTTTTTGTTCAACAGGTTCAGTCTGTTCACTTGCTGTTTCCTGTTCCTGATCTTCTACCTGTTCAGTAGATACAGCAGGTGTTTCCTGCTGCACTACTTCATCAGAAATATCAACCACAAACGTTCCTTTGTCCTGAATTTCTGCAAATCTTTCTTCTGTCATATCCAGTTTTTCACCGATCACATGACCTTCACCTGTGTACTTGTCTGTATATTCTCTTACTACTACAACTCGCATAATTCACACCCCCTACACAACAGAAGTTGGGTAATAAATTTCAATATTCAACTTATTTAAGCTGTCATTTTCAAGGTCTGCTGTACACTCAAACTTGACAGCAAATGTTGTCTGTGTAGCGTTCTTTGTTTCTAACTCAAACGCTTCTGTACAAAGCGCATTCGGTAAAATAATGATTACATTCTTACCACTTGAAAGTGTTCCGACATATG